AAAGAAAAGAAAAATGTAAATTCTTTTTTTAATATAATAAAAAATCATATACCAATTGAAATAAAAAAGAATATATTAATACATTTGGAATTTTAAGACATTATCATATAAATCTTTTAAAGTTATGCCTGTATTTAAATTATTATAAATAGTATCGTCAACTTTAATTTTAAATTTAATCTCAATATCAAAAATAAGTTGCATCATATCCAAGGAATCAACTTTTAAATCAAAGATTTTTGTAATTTCGTTTATTTCATCTACAGAACATGAATCTGCTAAAGATTCACAGATAACTTCTTTGAATGTTTCAAAATTTAGTTCCATGATATTCTCCGAATATGTATCATAACTTTAATTATATTATTAATAATCATATTATGTGTCAAGTAAAAATTATTTATTGTTAAACTTTATAATTTTTTTTTATATATTTCTTTTTAAAGCGGTTCCTCACAATCTAAGAGTTGATTTTCTAATTCTTGAATTTCTTCATTTAATGTTTGAATCATATTAAGAAGTTGGTTTATATCGCCTTCTAACTCATCATCTTTATCTTCGGCCTCACTTCTTTTTTCTCGCAGAGGTTTTAAGATAGAATTATAATATTCAAGTTCATCAAGCGTATATTGCGTAGTTTCTTTTTTTGTATTTTTTAAGTTATCAGCAAGGCTACGCACAGAAGCTATTCCATCGTTACCAATTCCATAGGCTGTATAATCAGGATTATTCATAATGTCACCAATAGCTCTAAATCGCTCTTCGTTGTCTTCCTTATATTGCGATATTCTTAGCAGATCATATGGGTCTAGAATTTCGTTAGAATATATTTTTTGCAATTCTATATTGTTAAATTTTATGGAATTGTTTGCGAATTCATATTGTCTTACAAGGTCTATAATATTGGACACAATACCATATAATCTATCAATTTCATCTTGTATTTGTTCATTATATTCATTATTAGAATCACTATTAGGATCATCTTCTATTAATTGGTTTATTTTATCATTTAATTCGTCATATTCTTTTTGAGTGTCATTTAAATATTTTTGAGGTTCTTCTCGTTCTTTTGTTTTATCAGCAATACTTGTTTCCTTATTTAGTACTTGGATTTCTTTTTCTCTTATGTTTTCTCTTATTGTATCACAATTTGGTCGTTGTGTTGTTGTACTTGTTGTTGTACTTGTTGTTGTACTTGTTGTTGTACTTGTTGTTGTACTTGTTGTTGTACTTGTTGTTGTACTTGTTGTTGTACTTGTTGTAGTCGTTGTAGTCGTTGTAGTTGGTGCTTCTGTTGTTGTAGGTGCTTCTGTTGTAGAACCATCACCGTCAAAAGAAAATATTGTTCTTGTTCTTGTTCTTGCTATTGTTCTTGCTCTTGTTGTGGTAGGTGCTTCTGTTGTGGTAGGTGCTTCTGTTGTTGTAGGTGTACTTTTTGTATGGCCATTACCGTCAAAAGAAAACATTGGTTTTGTTTTTATTTTATTTAAAGTAGAATTATTTAAATTTTTTATTGTTCTTTTAGATTGATTAATTCTGTCAAGTTCTACATAAGTATTTGTTAATTTATTTATACTAACTTTTGTTTTTTTTAATTTTTCTATTAGCTCTAATGTATTTTCTGTATTTTCTAGAAGATTATTCTCTGTTTTTTTGAATTTACTTTGCAATGATGTAATTTTATTAGAAAATAAATTGTTTTTATCAATTGCAATATTTTTTTTATCTTTAACTAATTTTAAGTTTTGTTCAGTTGGATTATCAATATAATCATTAATAGTTTTTATTAATTCATCTGCTGAAACATTATTTCTTCTAAATGAATTTTTGCTATTATCAAATGATTGCTTGGTTTTTTTAAAACTTAAAGTACTTTTTTTTATATTATTTAAAAGTTTATTAGATTTTTCTATAGATTCTGTTGTATTTGATTTTATCAAATTAACAAATTGTCTTGCTTCTTTAATTTTAGATTTTATTTTTTTCATATATTATATATACTTTTATTTATTTTTTCAAAGAAGTTTATGAACTAAACATAAGCTTGGATGATGTTTTAAATAATTCTGAAATAATTACACTTTTTAATAGCAAATAATATTAAATAAAAAAACCCACTTAGTTTAACACTAAGTGGGGATTTTTTATTATTCTAAAGTTTTATGTTAGCTTAAGAATATAGTGTAAAAATCAAATAATAAAATTTGCAATGGAAAGGCGAGCATAAAACTTCGAACCTTCACGCAATAGTTTCTTACCATAACGGGTAAGAATACCACGCCTTGGGCAGAAGCTTTCAGGATCAAGAACAGTAGGAGTCTGGGTGAGTGGAACATATGGGCAATAGAAATATCCACTGTCCATGTAACTGTCGCCCTTATAACCCATTAAGATCTGATTAGATTGGAATAATGGATCTTTGTATATTCTCCAACGATTGTTGATAGTACCAACATACTGTACACCTAAAGAAGAGGTGAAAGTTTCACTTGGTGCAGGTGCGAAACCAGCAGTTGCGGTTTCAAAGATTGAAGCAACTTCAGGGGAAGTTACTAACCAATTTGCACCACCACGCAAAGTTTTGCGATGGATAACATTGGAAACCTCAACTACTTTAACATAGAGGGATTCGTATTTTTCTTTAACCGTATCACCTAAAGCAGTGCTGTAATCCCAAGCTGCTACAGTTCCAGCATTCAAGCGAAGATCTTGAAGAATTTCACGATCAATTTCAAGATTGATTTCTTGAGCAAGAACAGCAGTCAATTCAGCTTCAGCGTCAAGATTGTGTTGGCTACGAAGATCTTGTTGAGCTTCATAAGACCATACTGCCTTCAATTTACGAGTTTTTGCAACGATTTCTTCACTTTCAATTACAAGATTGATTTCGGGAAGATCTTGATTGCATTCCATGTTATACTGGTAATTGATAACAACACTAGAAGCACCCAATGCGTTATTCGTAGTTAATGAAATTAAGCCAGTAGTATTATCAACGCTACCGCTAACAACCTTATCAGTAGGAGTACCAATATCAGTTGCACTAAAGCTATTAGAAGCACTAAAGTTGAAAGTCTGGATAGCAACACCGCCATCATAAACGGTTCCAGTGAAGGTTCCAGCTAAGATTGGAGTATGTTCAGCTACGAAAGTTAAACTAGTAGTTGCACCAGCATCGCTGTGAGATTCGTTTTGAACGAATTGGCTACTATAGTAAACATCAAGATTTGAAGTACCATCAGCTAATTGTTGCAAGCTATTTGCATCATCGCCTGGAAATCCACCATTATTAGATGCACCACGAATTGCACCTTTATTGGATGAATAACGAAAACGGAGATAATACACAAGACCAGTAGGCCCTAAAAGAGGTTGTACTGAAACAATCTTGTTAGCAATTAGTTGAGGATAAATCCTGCGTACTAAAGGAATACTGATTCGTTTGAACTGAGCAACATCTGAAGTGTCAGTTGAAATTTCGTTAATAAGTCTTTGATTTTCTAAGAGAACTGCTGTAGAAGAGCGAGTGTTAGGATCGGTAATGCCATCAAGGATGCCAGTAGTACCCCAACGAGAAACAAGCTCTTTACTCTCAGTTAAAAATTTTGCATTTGCGTTCATTGTAAAAAAACCTTTCGTTTAAAATTTAGTTGCTTTTCTTCACACCAGAAAGAACTAATAATTCGTTGTTTACACCGTTCCCAGAGTTATATTCCGCAATAACCTGAACATTATCGGTGTTGATATGTCCTCTCCCCGATGCATTCTTTACTTTTTCAACTCTTTCATTCTGCTCAGATATAATCTGGGCTTTTTTAACTTTAGAATTTTTAGATTCTAATGTATAATTATTTCTAGATTCATTTACCATACTATTAAACTTTTTAACGGTTTCATTAAGTTTGGTATTTTCAGTAGAAAGTCTAATGCTGCGAGCTTCTAGGATTCTAAGTTGACCACGAAGTTCTTCAACATTTTTATTGGATTCATTAATTTTATTAGTTGTAACAAAAGATATATCTTCATTTTTGATATAATCAGAAGTAAGATCAACGATTTTGTTAAGAACAACTTTATGTTCAACTAAAGATGGATCGCTAAGAATATCAGTTTTTGCTTGTTCATAAATTTCAGAACCTTTTTGTTGAAGGAATTGATCTACCTTTTCAACAATATATTCTTTCATTTCTGCCAATTTAGAATCGTATTCTTCATACAAAGAAGTTTCGATGTCTTTATTTTTGCTGCGTTCATTAAGAAGCATTTGATATGCTTCTTCGTAACCTTCATCAAGAGAGTTATCGAATTCATCTTTTTGAGACTCTAAGCGATTGCGAAGGTCAGTGATAATTTCATAAGCTTCTTGATAACCCTTATAAGCAGTTTTTTCTGCTTTTTCTAAATCGGTAGTAAGCTGTTGATAAGCTTCCTCTAAATTAGAATTATATTCTTTTTCTATTTCTTCCTTAGCTGAGGATAGCATTTCCTTAACAGCCGAGGCAACTTCAACTAATTGATCCTGTGGGATCAAGTTTTTCAATGATTCAGTAATTTTGTCCATTATCCTAACCTCTCTCTTTTAAGCTGGAAGTATGTGATTTAATAATTCCGCCAATGCAAGCAATTAAAGCGTTTTTATTTACTTTATTATTTATGCTTGTATCATTATTTTTTTGAGAAATAATAGAATTATTTTCAGGAAAGTTTTGAAAGCCTTCCTTTGTTGCAACGATTTTTTCTTGAAAAGCACCATTTGTACTTGGATCTGCAACAATATCAAAAGTGATAAGTTTATAGCCTTCGCTAATAACTAAAACACCACTTTCGTTATTTTTTCCATTTCCAACGCCACGGCTGCTGATGCCTACTCTTACACCATCGTTGATAAGTGCTCTAAGAGTTCTACCATAGGGTGTATTAAGGATTTCTCCTTCACCCATTAAAGCATTGCCTTCCCACCATAATTTAGTAATTAAGTGAGATGCATGTTCAAAGTGAATAATAGAATCGGTTGGATGATCTAACTCTCCAACTAATCCTCTAGCTTTTATAATTTCATTTAAAGAATCTACATTGTTCTTTAAAACAGTTTCAGGGTATAACCTGCCATTTTTATTAGCTTCGTTACAAGCTTGGAATTTGCCACGAAATTTTACAACTCCGTTACTTCCCTCATTAAGCGTGAGGTTAACTCCATTATTAAGGCAAGAATCTATTAATAACATACTCATATTACCTCCTTAATAATTGGTTATTTGTCACTATTGTGTAGGTGCATAAAGCTTTGATCCAAAGTCATTCCATTTTTTGGAATATAAGGATTGCTTAGGTTTGGCCAAGTATCACTTCCTTGATTAGTAGCTAAACCATCACCTTCTGTAGTGTTTGGATCTTTATCATTTACTTGAGGAATAACATCCTTAAGAACATAAGGATTATTCAAGGCTGGGAAAATATCTTTACCAGCAGAAGTATATGCAGATTTTGCAGAGTTATCTATGCCAATTTTATTACCATCAGAAGTTACAACACCTTTATAATCACCGTTATATTTGCTTGGGAAAGCTTCAATTTTAGCTTTCTTAGCAAGAATAGGATGATCGCCATTTAAAGAATTGTGTGGTTTGTCATAATTACCAATAGTATTGCTTGACATTGCAATATTTGAAGCTTCTGTTAAAGACTTAATTAAATTATTACCAGCTTCTAAAACATTATAATTTAATTCACTATCACCAGAAATAACAAGCTTAAGATCTTCAAGACCTTCGGAAATTTTTGCTTTTGCTAACTTATTTCCATTGTTTCTTGAAATAACATTATATACTTCATCGAGTATTTTATATGCATCTACAAAAGATTGAAATTCACGATTGTATTGATCATCAAGACCTGGTAATACTTTTTCGCAAGTTTTACGATAAGCATTATAATCTTCTGTATATTCTTGGCCATTAATCTTGAATACTTTATTAACACTGTCTGCGTAAGCATTATGTGCAGTTCTTAAAATGCCTTCTGCCATAAAGTTACAAGTTTGATCATCATAATTATTACTATCAGATGCTTCTAATGATTCTTTTATCATGTTAGCTAGTTCATTTTGGTTTAAGAAAACTAAACTTGGCCAAGCACCAACAATATTTTCAAGAGTAGTTTCTACTTCTTTAACATCTGAAACAGCGTTTGCTCTACGCAAATCATTAATAGCTCTTAAAAAATTATTTTCTTTAACAAGTTTTTTAGCATTAGATCTTTGATAAGTAACCTCAGAGCTTGGAGTTTTCCAATTAAATGAAAGTATTTTTCCTTCATTTCTTAATTTCAAACGAGGTAGTTTTACAGAAACAACATTGTTACTATTATCGTGGGATAAAGAAACATTATTAAATAAAGGATTTCCTTTTTTGAAATTTAAGAATTCTTGTATGTTTTCAGACATTGCTTTGAATTCTTCAATTTTAGATTTTCTGAAAAGCATTTTTACACTATCAAATTCAGAAGGTTTGTTATAGCTAGATTCATTAATTTTATTGGCTTTTTTATTCTTACCAAGTCCTTCTTTGAATACTTTTTTGTTAATTGGCATGTGTATATAGTTTTCAAACATTTCACTAGCAAGGTTTTTTTTATCTTCTAGAATTGCTTCAACCATATTGGTAATAAACTTTTTATTAGCAACTCTTTCAGATTCTTCATTAACGACTAATTCCTTAATATTATCTAACAAAAGATTGTTATTATCTAAGTTATAAGTTGCGTGAATGTAAGTATCTTGTGGAGTAACAAAAGTTACTTCCGTTTCGTTAAGACAATGAACCTTTAAAGATTCAAGCCTTAGCCTTTTAGCTAAAATATCGCAAGATTCATTAATTTCTTTCATAGCGACATTAATAGATTTTTTTTCAATTTCATTAATAACATTGATATCAATAAGTTTTCTCTTCATCTTTATGCTCCCTAATTAGGTTTCAACAAAATATTTATTGAATCACTTCTCAATTTTTATTTTTTTATAGATTGTGTTACAATCTTTTGTTCTCATGAGAAACAAATTTAGCTTTTTACTAAAACTAAAAATAAAATAAAATTTATGAACTTTTTTATATGTTCACATATTACATAGTTATGTATGCATAAGTTTTGAAAATTAAAGGAAAAAGATGTATTCTTTTAAAAAATTTATAAAAATCAAAGAAGCGTATCAAGTAGATATTGAATATGATTATGTAACTGAATTGGATGATATAATTAATGCTGCTAAGATATTTATCATTAAAAACCCTAAAAAAATGAAAGAATTTCTTGAAAAGGAAAGTAAGAATGATGAGGAATTAAAGAATTTATATCAATTTAAATTTTTAGATAAAAGTAACCAACTTAATAATATTAAAAAACCTAATACTCCACTTGGGTATTTTGCTGGATATGATTTTTTGCAAAAAATTGATTCTCCAATATGATAAAAGTTATCAATACTGTATATTGTGTTTAATAAATAAAATTAATTATTAAAAATTTTCTTCTGAATGATCAATATCTTCATGATCTTGCTCAGAAGCATAGTCTTCAATATTCATATCGTATTTTTCTAAATCTTCTTTGCTTGGTTCCGCTAAAAGCGAACCAGATTGTTTTGAACTTGTAGGAGGAGTAGTACCGCCTAATTCTCCACCTGTATCAGGACTTGGAGAAGTTTCGCCACTTTCTGGTGGCTGTAATAATGTATTTGGGCCTTCAGGGGTTGCTCCAATTTCAGGATTTTCCTTAGAATCTGTTCCTTCGGCAGGAATACCTACACCAAGAAGCTGAGGATTTTGAGTAATAATTTGCATCTTAGCATCTTCAAGTTTTTGAAGTTTCATTCTTGCTACAATTTCTTCAGTCTCATCAGGAGTATACTTCATCCACTTGTTTAGAATGTCATAATCAGAAAGCATAAGAGAACTCTTTAGAGATGTGGCATTTGTAATTCTAGCTGCCATAACATCTGCTCTGCTAAGTTCTCTCCAATCTGATGGAGGAGTCATTTTTATAGTTAAATCTAAATATGATTCTTTGGGATAACCTTTTAACCTTAAATGTCTATCAGCAATTTCCCATAAGCCATCTTCGAAGCAAGATTGAAATCTTTCAATTAATCTTGCAAATCTAACATCTTGAGCACTTAATGAAATTTTTGTAATATTTACATCTTCAACATTAAAATAATTTTTAGGAAAATTAAGTGCTGTGAATAATTTATTTCTAAAGTACAAGCAATCATCTACCTCACCTAAGTTTTGAGCACCAGGTAATGTTTCAATTTTAGTATTGCTATTTGGTCTTATTGGTAGCCAATAATCTTCGTCTTGCGAAGGAGCATGCCATTTTTCATCTACACTATTTGCACCAGATGAGTAACGCATTTGCGTTTTTCTTTTTCTAAATTGATCTTTCATTCTTTCGATAAATGATTCTGCTTTAAATGGAGGCAAAGTACCAACATCTATGTAAAAAACCCTGCGTTCTGGTGCTCTACTTAGTCTGTAAACAAGCATTGCATCTTCACATAGTCTTACTTGTTGTGCAGGTCCTCTGGCAGCTTCAACAACTGAAACACCATAAGGATAAAAGCTTTTCCTATCTTCTCCAATTCTGATGTGAATTATTTGTTCTGGTGCAAATCTTATTGCTGTAGAATTTATCATTTGCGTATCAGTAGTAGCTACTATTGGAGAAGAAATTAAAGATGTGTAATCTGGCCCTTCTTTGCTTTGTTGAAACTCAACTATTTTACCTTTTGTAGTTTCTATTCGATACATAGAATCAACTGGCAACCTTGCAATTTTATAAATTCCCTCTGTAGGATTTTCTTGATTAATTACAATTTCCCAAAACAAATCTCCATAAACTAAAAGATTTTTAAAATCTCCCCAAACTGTACGATTTAAATTAAGCATGCTTCTGTGATAAAGCAAAAATTTTAATTCTGATTTAATATCTTCATTTTCACAAGAAATTGTAAAAATATTACCATCTGTATCTCTTTGGCAATTATGAACAATAATTGAATCTGTTGCGAAGTTATGATGGTTTTCAACTGTCATATCATATACTTCCTGTACAGATCCTTTTTCTACAGCCATTACAACTCTTCTGTCTTTATAAGTTTTTAAATACTTCATTTCTTTTACAGAAAATCCATTTTTGCTAAGTCTATATTTTGTAGTTCTCCAATCAACTTTAGTTAAGGTTGCAACATCTTTGCATTTTAATCCAAGGCTTATAAGTTTCGTTGTTTCGTTTATTTTTTCATATTTATTTAAATCTTTTTCAGCTTTAAATTCTTCAATAAATTGTCTTTCGTGAATCCATCCCTTTTGGTGGGTGTATATTCTTGGAAATTGATTTATTTTTGATTTTGTTAAATCTTGATTTGCTTTTAATCTATAAAATGGCATTAATTGATCATGAAATTTTAAGTCGCCAGCTTGTTTCCAAGTTCCATTTTTCATTAAAATACGATGATCAGCAGTACATTCAATGTGTTCACCATTATCAAAATATACCTTTACTGTTTCTGCTGTTTTTGTAATTCTTACATCGTAAGCCCAACTTAAGGCATAATCTTCTTTTTCAAAATCATAACAATAAACTAAAAATTTCTGATTTTTCTTTATTTCATATAATTCTTTTATAGTTTTTTGACCAAAAGGCGTTGATATTTTTGTATCGCCAGCCAAGCAAGCTTCATCTGTATAAACATTTATTACAGATTCAATTTCTGGCATAGATCTTAATCTATCATATTCCTTATATCTACTCATTCTATTTGAAATCGTAGAAAGATCTATAAAATCATTGCTTTCTCTTAGTCTTACCAACCTTTGATCTTGATTTCCATAAAATCCACCGTCTGGTGAAATAGAAGGAACTGAATCTGGATTTTGAATACCAGCACCAACAATATCTCTCGTAGAAATCTTTTTAGAGATTGGATCATCTGAGAAAGCGTAAGTAAAAGTCTTGTAAAAATTAGCCCAAATTGGTGAAGGCATATAATTCCTTTGAATCTTTATATTATTATTATTATAATAGTTATAAATGTTAAGTTTAAAATTATTACAAAAGAAAGCTATTTTACTTGCAAGCCATTATGGTTGTGAGGTCTTTAATTTATATAACAATTTAATTAATATCAATAGAATCAACGGATTTTTGAGGAAAAGTCCTAAAAGAATTAGTGATTACGATGATCCAGCATGTTCTTATTTATTTTCAAATAAACATTTATATCCAAAAAAAGACAAGATATATTTAGATGTTTTGTTATTTAATTACCAAATAAGCTGTAAAGAATTATTTAAAAATCAGAGTTTAGAATTTTTATTCTATTTAGGAAATGGAATTTCTACAGTAGAAAAAATTGTACAAACTACTGGATTGGAAAAAGAAGCTGCAAGAAGATATTATTGTTTTAGATTAAGAAGGCTTTGCGAAATGATAGAAAAGCTTCCAAATTGTTATGTTTTCATCGAAGGAATTTCTAAACTTGAAAATTTAAGTATTTATCTTAACGAAAAGTATAAAATTATACCTGATGTTAAATTAAATTATTCTATAAAAATTGAAAGTCAAGGAATTCCTGAAAATTGCTTTGAAAGATATTATGCTTTTATACAGCACTGCGATGAGAAAAAATTTCTTAAAATAATTTAATCGATCAGAATTGTTATTGGGTTGTTTTCTTGAGAATTAGTAGGATTTTTAATTTTTTTAATGTTTTTTTCTTGTTCTTTAATCATATTATCAAGATTATTTACAATTGTTTTTAATTGATAATCATTAAGTTGCACAGCTAAATTATTGGAAATATTATTTTGTTCTCTTTTATCTCTTTTTTTTTCAACTTTTTCAACAATAGAAAGTGCAGACCTAAGAATTGGTTTAATATTTTCAAAAACAAAGTCATTAGGTGTATTCTGCAAAGCCAATAATAAATGTTTTTTTAAAATACTAGTATTATGTTTCATGTTATTTCCTTATAAAGTCAAATATTTGAAATTTATTATCAAAAATAGAAAAAGCATTTTTGTCGTCAGATACAACTTCATTTTTCCTGCATTTTACCTGAATATTATTTTTAAAAGGCCTAATACTTAATTTTTCATTTTCTAAAAACGCACATTTTAAAAACAACATATTTTTCTTAACTTCATCTATGTTTTTTATATGTTCAAAACTTACAAATAAATTAATTAAAGATTTATCTTTATTTCTATTTTCAAAAAATTCATTAAATTCTTTGTTTTTACAATTTAAAATATTTATTTTTTTATTTTCAAAATTAATATTCAATTCAAATTCTTCTTTTTTATTTGTAATTTTAAATTTATTTATAGGTAAAAAACAATCATAATCTTTAGATGTTATTTCAAAATAATCATCTTTATTAGTTGATATTAGCATCTCAGAAATTAATAATTTTGCATAATTAGCATTTTTAAATGTTTGATTGCTTAATTCATCTGCATAGCTTTCAAAAAAATCATTTATGCAATTGTCATCAGCGTATATTTTTAAAAAATCTGGTATTGCATTTTCTTTATAATAATTTCTACATTCTACTAAAAATTCATTTTTATTTTTATTAATATTTCTATTAAATAATGAAATTTCTTTCAAACTTAATTTGTCTAGATTGTAATCAATAAAATTTTTATCAATTAAACAATTTTTAATCCATTCCGATGAAAACATATTATTTCTTAATGCTTTTTTATATTCATTAAGTTTTATTTTTATACTTAGCTTAGTTTCTTTTTTAAGTAAGCTTTCTTTAAAAGATATTACCATCCAAACTCCTTAAGCATGTCATTGTTTTTTCTGTACTTTTCTATTAATAAAGTCTTTGCTTCTTCGTTTAATTTACTGCCTTCAAACTTATCTTCTTTATAATTATTGCCATAATCTGATATATTTAATCTTAACTCTCTTTTAAGTTCTTCTAATGTTTGATTTTTAATCACAGCTAAATTATTTGGATCTGTAGAATTATTATCTCCAACATTAAATGAAGCTATATCTCTAAAAATTTGTTCTCTTGCGTATAAAGCTATAGATAAAGACATTATAGCATCATCATGCTTTCCTTTTTGTGCTTGGGCTTTTTTACTTACTGTATTATATTCAAATGTTTTAATCTCTTTGGAAAATCTTGTGGAATTAATTTTAATTTGACTATTATAAATTTTTTGTTGTAAGTTTTGTAAAATTACTGTTCGATTTTTAATCGTAATTTTAATACCAGGCTTTATATTGTTTTTAGTTTGATTGTCATAGTACAAATTTTCATAATAATAATCATGTTGTAGAGCATTTAATATTGCACCTCCTGTGGACATATCTTCAATTACCAACAAAGCATTATTGTAAAAAGAGCCTATTTCTTTACAGACTTGAGAAAATTCATGGGTTGGAATATTATTACTATAAAATTCAGCTACTTGCTCTAAGGTATTTTGATTTATTATTTGTATACATGAATTATCTCCGTGATCTCCAATTCCTTCGGCTGAATCTACACCAGCTATATATTCTTGTCCATTTTGCGGTTCTTTCCATATCCATAAAGAACCTTTAGAATCTTCTTCTTCTAATTCATCGTTCCGATTTGCAAATTGAGGAAATAATTTTTTTAATGGTGGTGATTCTCTAGTGTATTTATCTATCTCAGTCAACTTATTAGAAGCAATATAAGTTTCTCCAGAACCTAAAAACACCCTTAGCACTTCTTGTAAAAACCCTCTTTCTCCAAGTTGAGATTTTTGTTCTTTTACCCATTGTGGATTTAGTTTATCATTATAATCAGGATGTTCCCAATAATCTAAATCAATAACATTAAACATGTTTTTCTTTTCATTTGCAGCATTATAAGTTTCTTCGTACCAGTTACCAACACCGTTTACAGTAGAAATTATAACACAGCTTCCACCTGTACTTAAAACAGGCCACATAGCTTTCCAATGAGTTTCCATATCTGGGATAAATGCAGCTTCATCAATTATTAATAATGTTGTTGCTTTACCACGGGCAGCTTCAGGCGAATAAAACATTAAATTGCCACCAGTTTCAGAAAATTGCTTTAAATGATCATTCCATTTTCCTTCTTTTTTTGGCTTCAACCATTCTGGTAAATTTTCTGCTGCTCTGTCTACCATCATACCAATAACAGTTGCTTCACGATCAGTTTTTGATAAAAGCATGACTTGTTGATCTAACCTAAACATACATCGCCACATTCCCCAAAGCAAAGTAGTGGTCGTTAATCCTCCTTGACGGAATTTACTAATAATATTAAATCTTTTTCTCTCGTAATCTTTAATACATTTTACTTGATAAGTAAACATAATAAATGGTATCAAGCCTTTTGTTGGATGTAGTATTTTTACATATTTATGACAAAAATAAGAGAAACTTTTAGTGCATTTTACAATTTCTTCTTGTTGTTTTCTTACATCATAAGTATTTAATTCAGCTACGGTTTCATTTGGATTAATTTCAAATTGATAGTTATCAAAATGATAGAAGCTTTGATTGTATTTACTGTAATAAAAATTTTTATAATTTGCCATTGGTTTCTCTTGTTTTATATACTATGTTTATTTATAATATTATTGTTATTATTTAATAAAAAGGAGATAATATGAATTTAGAAACATTAATTCAAAATTTAAAAGAAGATTTAAAAAACGAAAGAAAGCATATGCTTTTTTATTTAACAAACGCAAGTACTGTAATAGGACTTTGTAGATTTGAAATAAAAGAGTTTTTATTAGAAGAAGCTGCTAGTGAGATGAAACATGTTGAACAATTTCAAAATTTAATTTTAGGATTAAATGGTGAAATTAATGATTGTGAGCATAATCACTTTGATGTATTTAAAGATGCTGGTGAAATATTAACATATGCTTACAAGATGGAAACTGAAGTAGTTTATAACTACACAAGAAGAATTAAAGAAGCACAAGAATTAAATGACTCTAATGGATTATGGATTGAAATATTCTTAGAAAGTCAAATTGCTAAGAGCAGAGAAGATATAGATAACATTAAACAGGTATTGGCAGGTATTAAACAATAGTAAAAATACTTATTAATAATTTTTATATTATTAATAAATATTACATGCCAATATCAACACCCAAAAAATTAGTATTTGTTCATGTGCCAAAAACTGGTGGCCAAACAATTTTGAAGTATTTAAAATTTGAAAGAAAAATCAGAGCTTTTTACGGTAGAACAAAACATGTTTTTGAAAATACTAAATACGGTAAAAAAACAATTTCTGGTATTGAATATAGCCATTATACTTTAAGCCTTTTTAAAAAATATTTAAATTACAAAGAATTTAAATATTCTTTTTCTTTTGTAAGAAATCCATTTGAAAGATTAGTTTCAGAGTTTCATTGGAGAATAAGAGCAAGAATCTCGTGTTGGCCTCTCCAAGATATAGAGCTTAAACCAAGTAACTTTGAAATGTTTGTACATAAATTATCAGAATATAAACTTAGTTATTCTGAAAAAGATCTTATCTTGGAATCTCATTATTACCCACAGACTAAATTTGTTTATTTAGATTCATATTTTGAAAATAATAATAAAAATGCAAAGGTTTCATTTATTGGTAGATTTGAAAATTTAGAAGAAGATTTAAAAAAAATAGGATCTATTTATAATATTGATCGTATAATTCCTTGGCGAAATTCCACATCACATGAAGACTATAAAAGTTTCTATAACAAAACTACTAAAAAGCTAGTTGAGAAAATTTATGAAACTGACTTAAATAATTTTAATTATATTTTTTGAAAATTATGTTACTTATTATAAATAAAATTAAGAAAACTATATCAGTTAAAATATAAGAAAGCAGAAGTTATGGCATTTTTTCAAAATCCGTTTGAGTTTACATTTAATGGTTCTTTATTTGGGATTGGCCCTCAATACAATATTTCCTATGGAATAGGGGCAAATAGAAATAAATCTAATTATATTACTTTGTATAATCTTGAACCTTATGATTTGTCTCAAGGAGCAGAATTAATTTTTAATGTTGCAATTGATCCAGACATGCTTCACTTTGGTTCTTTTTCTGTTACTATAACAGGATTAGATCTTACTGCTATTACAGCTGCTGAAGTTGCTGCATCTTTAAATTCGAATGTTAATTTTAGTCAATATTTTACTGCGAAAACTATTAAATTTGCTGCGAGCGATATTAATAGTACAGTTTTAATGGTTGCTAAAAATAGAATGTTCTTTAGATGTTATGTTTCTAATGCAAGTGCATGCTTTCCTTTAGCTATAAATAAATATGCACCAGTTAAAGAGCTTCCAGATCTTTTTCAACAATATGCTGTTAAAAATATTTTTAACTATTTAAGCTATGGATCTCAAAGAATAATTTATCTAGATCCTTCTTCTCCTGATGATGCTAAGGTTATTACTAATGCTGGATTTGATCCTGATAATCCAACTCCTGATTGGAAGCTCCTTGCTAGTGCATCTCCTCTTTATACATTTACTAAAACAGTTTATAATTCTGAAGATTCTTCCATTTATTGTAAATTAGTTTATCACGCTGGTGCTATTGCTGGTCAAATGTGTAAGAAAATTATTTATGAATATGATGAAAGTGAAAATGTCATTGGAGTATGTGAAATACCTTATATTTTAAAAAATGATGATTTAATATATCCAGCAACTACAACTACAACTACAACTACAACTACAACTACTCCTACTCCTTAATTTATAGAAGATTAAATAAAATCATTCCCCCAATTTTTTCTTATTTCATTAATAAGTCTTTCTTTATTCTTTTCTTTTACTAATTGATTTTATT